TTATATGAATATAAAAGAAGCGAAGTTATTAGTTGGCGGTCTAAGCAACCCGTCCAAAATGCCCGGCTACGGCTACGGTCTCAGCGCGTTTGAATGCGCTACCGGATCGAAGCTGCGCCTGGTGAATGGCTCAACGTGCGCCAGCTGTTACGCGCTCAAGGGACGCTACATATTCCCGGGCGTTAAGCAGGCACACGCTAACAGGCTTGAAGCAATTGATGATCCAGGATGGATCGACGCTATGGTGCTACTGATCAATAACTACGGCCGCAAGGTCCCATATTTCAGATGGCATGACAGTGGAGATCTCCAAAGCCTGGAGCATTTTAAAAAGATTGTAGCTGTTTGTAAAAGGACGCCTACAGTGAAGCACTGGATCCCGACACGCGAAGCCGGTTTCCTGAAGGCTTTTTTTAAAGAAGGCTTGTCACTCCCTGGAAATTTGGCGGTGCGGGTCAGTGCTACGATGATGGATGGAGCCCCTCACAAAAACGCGGGGCTTACGTCTACGGTCCATAAAAATTCCAAAGCAATTGGCTTCAGCTGTAAAGCTGCCAAGCAAGGCAATGAATGCAAAAAGTGCCGGGCTTGTTGGAATACAAAGATAAAAAATGTCAGCTATGCAGCGCACTGAAATTTGTGATCGCTGCTCCAGGGAATATCTAAAAGAGCTCATGAAAAAAACAAGCAGCAAGCCCACCTGGCTGTGCCTGCGCTGCGTGAACCAGGACTCAAGGCTCAAGGCTCAAGGGCTCAAGCCAAAGGAATGTAGCCATGGCTATACTTTAAGGCTCAAGCTACATTATTAATGAACCAGGACTCAAGGCCCGGCCAATCAATTGGTTCAGGGAACAAGGCACAAGGTTCAAGGTCCATACCTGACTGAGCAAGGCTCAAGGTTCTTCCCCCAGAGTACACGGAGATCGCTCCCCGGATGAGGGGGGTGGCCATGATAAATGTTTTTCCTCCAAGCTTGGATCTGTGCATATGCCACGAAATTTGTGCCGGCGATAGCTTGACACGTTTCCCCGTTGTTACCTTCAACTCAACCCAAAATTCACCCGGTCCTTTTTCCGGATCATTAAATAATCCGTTTAAATCAGGCAATCCTAACGGAGTAACTGCCTCAATTCTAAAGTAGGTAATTTTTGACGCGTTATTTTTTATTCTTTTCCAAAACTTTGTTTCCGGTTTGGTCGTCATCTATAGTAAAACTCCCTTCGATAGATAATTTTTTATCCATATCAGTAAGTAATTTATCAACCTCTTCCCGGCTCAGCTGATCAATCGATCCGTGCATAATTTCTTTTCGATCAATATATAAACCGGCTACTTGGCCACGTGATTTCTCCGCTTGAACGGCAGCATTCCAATTACCTGATCCTTCAGCTCCTTTACTTAATTGATCAAGTCTTTTTAAATGCCTGTTGAAATTAACTTCATATCTTTTTTCTTCATCATCTCTTAGTTCTTTAATGTATTTAGCAACATGAGGTTTTCTCCTTAGTTCAGAAGCAGTCTTAGCAGCCACCGATTCTGCATATCCGGCTTGAATGGCGCATTCCTTAGCGCTTAATTCCTCGCCTTGTTGAACAAATAATAAGCAGAATTTGATTTGCTTTGGTGTAAGTTGGTCTCTTAATTCAATATTCATATTGAGCATTATATTTTAAAAACGGCAGAAAACAAAGATAATACTTTTTAGTGCTACACCTGGAAAAGGGTGGTGTAGCAGTGGTGTAGCAGAAAAAAAGATTTAAATCATTGATATGTATAGTGATTTTCACACTGCTACATCTGCTACACTGCTACAAGGGGTATTTGATTTTTTTATAAAAAGAATTAGGGGTAAAAACACTATACAGTGTTACTTTTTTATGCCAAAAGAAGACAAATCCTATCTAAAAGGATTTTTATTCACTCCCTTGCTCCCCGGACGGTTACAATAAAATCCCTCCGAGGGGCATTTATTGACTTGACATTATATTTTATATAAGATAATTCCCATACTTATGAAGATTACATACCCAGATTTAGAAATTTATTATGAGGACTTATGGGTAAGATTTTATCCTCAGACGGAAAAAGGAAAAACACTGATCCGTGAGTACAGAGGCAAGGACCATAAGTGGTATCGCATGATGGCTGATGCAACGGGTTATGATGAAGGGATTATTTTCCCTTATAACCGTGTGAACAAGTTCACGACCTACGTTAATGTAAGATTAAGGAAGGACTATGAAAACTATAGTAACTAAAACGAACGGATCCTGGCAGTTGGAGCAAATTGAGGATGGAAAGATCTTTGATGATAACATGAAAGCTGTCAGGTTCTTTGAGAAAAAAATTGAAGAGAAGAAGAAAAATGGTAGATTAGTAAGAGGAGAGGATTTTCTAACCTATTTGAACGATGCTAACTAATATTTTACTTGGAATCATCCTGGCGGTGCTCGTGTTCATCGCCGTGATGGTGTGGGGTATAGGGGAAAAAATAGCGGATAATGAAAATAAACCTCGACGATAAACACTACCGTCCCATTCAGCCGTACCACGATGAGCTTCCAAAGCTTGTCGTGGTTTCACTTGGAGCCGGCGTCCAGTCCTCAACGATGGCGTTGATGGCGGCCGAGGGGCACATCAAGCCGATGCCGGATTGTGCGATCTTCGCTGACACGGGCTATGAGCCGCCGGCCGTGTATGAATACCTGGAATGGCTCACCAGAAAACTTCCCTTTCCCGTCTACACCGTCTCCAAAGGCAATCTGCGTGATGACATGATCAGTTCCGTAGACCATGGGACGAGGTTCCCGACAGCTCCCTTCTATACGATCAACGCAACGACCGGCAAAAAGGGAATGCTGATGCGCCAGTGCACGAACGACTACAAGATCCAACCAATTAGAAAAAAAATTCGACAACTCCTGGGCATAGGCTACTACAAGCACGTCAAGAAAAATGTGTGGGTCGATCAGTGGATCGGCATTTCAACCGATGAGATCGCCCGGATGAAACCGGCGAGGGACAAGTACATCATTAACAGGTGGCCTCTCCTGGAGTTGGGAATCAACAGACGGCAATGCCTGGACTGGTTTGAAAAGAAAGCGTTTCCCAAGCCGTCCAAGTCCGCTTGCATCTGCTGCCCCTTCCATGATGACGCCTATTGGCAGGATATGAAAGACAATCGTCCGAAAGAATTCGCGGACGCCGTTGATTTTGATGAGAAAATTAGGAATGGGTCGAGGAACGTGAGGGACAAACTCTTCCTTCACCGGTCAGCCGTGCCTCTGAAAGACGCGAAGCTGAAGCCCAAGAAGGAGCAAATTGATATGTTTGATAATGTGTGTGAAGGAATGTGTGGTGTTTAAAACAATTCCCCTATCCCTTAAGGCTGCAAATGATTTTGTAACAAATCATCACAGGCACAACAAGAAGACAGCCGGTCATAAGTTCAGCATTGGAGCTACGAAGGACGGCGAACTCATTGGTGTGGCCATTTGCGGCAGACCTGTGGCAAGGGCCTTGGACGATGGGTCGACACTCGAAGTTTTAAGAGTATGCATTAAAGACCCGGCTCCCAAGAACGCTTGTTCGTATCTCTACGCCAGGTGCCAACGGATCTGGACGGCGATGGGTGGCGAGAAAATAATTACCTACACTCTGGAATCCGAGCCCGGATCCAGCTTGAAAGCGATTCAATGGACTATTGAGGGACAGACGAGAAAACGAGGTCCTCAAAGCCGGTGGAATACGCGTCAGCCTGGGCATAAGGGGTATGTGGAGAACAGAGCTCCTCAGATAGCGGACAGCTTGATTAAGAATCGATGGGAAAAAACTTTATTTTAAAAAGAAAATAGGATGTTCAGCTATAGGTTGTAGGATTCTTTTAAGAATCTCCGTGCCTTCTATCGTTATGATATCCCATTCCTCCGAGCTGTAGGCACGATCATGCACGGGATCAAAAAATTTTACTGAAATATCGCCACATTTTGGACACTTGTGTATCTTCCGCACGGGGCTTTCGGGCAGACGGATGCTCATAGGGCTCCTTTATATTTTACGGGCTGAATTATAAGTATATTTTTAAGAAAAATCAACTAATCTGTTATTATTCTCAGATTTTTAAACAATTCCGGGTCTAATAAGGGACCGTTATAATAACTTTCTGTACCGTGGGGCTCGGTGTATGTCTGAGGTAAAAACTTTTCACCATCTACTTCACCGTTGGAAGAGCACGCCTTGCACTGCTCAGTAAAGGATTCGGCCTCCCATCTGAACACCCTGAACCCATTACCCCCGCAGTTGGGGCATATCTTTTTGTTCATATCTCCTCCATAGTATTGTGTTAATGCGGTCCCAACGCTTGCGCACCAATAACTCTTTAGGTGTTCGCGCGTCTCGCAGCGCGATCTTATCTAAGCGAATTTTTTCCTTCTCCAAGCGTTGACGTAAAGTTCTCATTTTTTCTTTCTGTAAATACCAATCTTCTGTTCTTTTATATCCTTCTCAAATTTCTTGAAAATATGTTGAGACACGATTTTACGTGTAAGCTTTAATCCAAGAAGAAATCCCAGGATAAAAATTAAGAAGATGGCTAATATGTGCCATACATGAAACATTTTAAGCCACTTTAAGGAGCTTGCGAACTGCCGGCTTTTGCTTCTTCCAGGCGCTGTCTATGACCATGGAAATGTATGATCCAATGGAACGATGTGTGTTCGTCGCCATAATTT